GGTATCAATCTACTTTTTTCTGGATGCTTATCTTGTATCCAATTTATAAATTCAGAATCTAATGAAGAAAACACTTCATCAACTCTAGACGAATATTGCCCAACTATCAATTTATAATTTTCCGAGGGATCTTTAGAATCCATAATCATTTGGAATATTTCTTCGTTATTCCAAAATATTTCATTTATTCTCTGTTCAGTAAGATCTGTTACTCCGTCTATGCTCCATCTCTGAATTGTATTTAAGGCAGATCTCATATCTGGAAAATACTTCTTAGTAAACGATTCCAAATTACTCTGGTCGTGATTTATACTCATAAGACCAAGAATCTTACTTATTCTTTCACTCCATTGTAGTTTAATCTCTTCCTCTTCCTTTTTGTCTATAGGATCGAAATCATATACTTCAAATCTAGATTTTATTGCATCTGGGATTTTGCTTAAATAGTTACATGTAGCAACAAATCTTGTTGTTTTAGCATATTTCTCAATTGTACCTCTTAAAGCTTTGTAGAACTGATCTGATGCACCATCGAACTCATCTAGAACCACTATCTTAGTTTGGTTTTCTCCGTCAAGTATAGAAACGGTTGAACAGAAGTCGTGTACTTTAGTTCTTATAGTTTCTACTGAGCTTTCGTCTGATACATTGATAAAAATGTATGGATGACCTTTTATTAGGATTTTAGCCATACTTGTTTTACCAGATCCTGGAGATCCTGCTAATAGTACATTCTGTTGTAATCCTCCTTCGAAAGAATTTTTGATCCTTTTAGGAAGGATCATATGCTTTAATTCTTTCGGTCTTAATTTTTCTGTTAATAGTTCCTTTATCATTTAATAATTTTTATTATTCTTTCCATCTCAGCATCAACAATTTTTTGAGCTATTCTTTTATATTCATCTCTTATAATAGATTTCTGTTCTTCTGTTGCGGATTTCATATTAAGAGACTTAAGATGATTCCATTTAACCATGCCAGAAGCTCTATATCTCTCGTAGCTGATTAATTGTGATCTTTTACATTTTATAAGTACTTCAAGTATTTTATCCTTATTAGGATCATTAATTTCTTTAAATCTTTTAATATTTGGTATTTTTTTTAAACAAATTTTAGATGCTATCTCTTCTATGTATGATCCAAATTTTTCGTAAAAATCATCTTGTCCTTGTATTTTTTTTCTCCTAATTATTTCCCTTTGTATATCGTTTAGGTATTTTATTCTATCCGGATTTTCTTTCCTATATTTAATGGAATATTCTTTCACGTATTTAGGATTTTCTAATTTCCATTCTTTAGATTTTTTCCTAGTACAAATAGCACACTTGTGTGGCTCACCTTTATAAATATAAAAATCAGTCTCTCCGTGGATATCGCATAAATCCTTTAAAAAATTTGTTACCTTAATTTTCATACATTAAAATTTATATTATTTACATAAGCCAGCCATATCGTCTGCTTGATCTTTATCGTTCCTGATCTCTATAAATCTGGGTAAAAATAAAGACCAGTTGTCATTCTTATCGTTTATGATTACGTTATATTGAACTGCACAAACTTTACCTATATGCGAATCTGGATTTTGACTAAGGTCTTTAAGATCCTGGTCTGTAAATCCTGCTCCTACTTTTACTTTAATACTTCCTGATAAATCCTCACAAATAAATCCCCCAATAAATCCTTCTCTTTTACCTTCACCTGGATACCATCCTTTTATGATTAGATCACAATCATTAACTTCTTTTAATTTAATCCAATTCTTAGATCTTTTACATTCATAAACGTGACCTGGATTTTTAAGGATTACTCCTTCGCCACCATTAGCTACTATTTTATTATAATAAGCGTATATGTCTTCTTTTTCTGTTGTCAAGAAAGAATCTGCAAGTGTTAGTGAAGTTGTCTTATACGAGCTAAAAACACCCTCTAAGGTTGATCTTCTAACATCGAATGGAATGATTCCCTTACCAGTCTTAAGAGTATCAGCATCTTCTAAATCAAATACGTTATAGATAAGTTCGTCTCCTATCGAATTCATAGGTTTTCCCTTAAGCATTTGAGTAACCTTACCTGATACACTCTTTCTGTTTAAATCTGTTAACTCTCCATCAAAAAACCAATCGCCTTGTAATCCGGATCTTTTGATTAGTTCTAAGCATTCTCCTGATATCTTTTCTAGATATTGATTTGGTATTTCGTTAAATGCTCTGGTGTAGAATTTAACATCGCTTCCTGAAACAAAAGCAATAACACGTACACCATCATACTTTTCCTCACAAATGATATGACTCCATTTTTTTATCTCATCCTCATCATCTTGCGCTAGCATTAAACTAGGATCTGGTATAGATTCTTTTCCTAATGCTTTGTTGATTAGTTTAGCTCCTATTCCAATGTTTAACCTTTTGGTTAAAACCTTTCCCAACATTTTTCTTTCTTCAAAAGAGAAAGGAAAACAATTAACTAGTTCAAAAGCTTCCTCTCTGAATTTATCGTTTGCTGCAGGTGCTGTAAAAAGTCTACCGGAAAGGTCTACTAATCTCTCAAATGGATTATTTTTATCGTCCAGTATGTAAGGAGATACTTCTAAGACCTCAAGTTTATGTAATTTTGTTGTTAAGAAAGGATCTAAAGCTACTTTTAAAAGATATTCGAGTTCTTTCGAATAATTATTTTTAATTAAATCCTGTTTTATTTTTTGAGACCCGTTTCCAGTCGATGACTCGATCTCTAATAAAATTTGAAGTTCTTTTTGCATCTTAGAATATTTTAAGCAAATGTAGAAAAGCCTACTAAATAATAAAAATGATTTCTATTATTATACTTGCTTAAAATGCTAAGTTTCTTAAAATATTTTGTGTTATGCTCCAGTTGTCCCAGCTTCTGCTCCAGTTGCTCCAGCTTCTGCTCCAGTTGCTCCAGCTTCTGCTCCAGCTGCCCCCGTTGCGGCTTCTTTTCCTTCTTCCTCTGATTTCTTAATGTATGCCTTATTCATTTTAAGGTCATCGTTATTTAGATCAAGCCATCTCTCGATTAAGAAATCCTGATTGAAATACTGAACCTCTTCGTCGTTTATAGTTTCTTTTATTTCTCCAAGAGATGTAACGAAATCTATTTTTTTGATCAACTGCTCAATCTCTCTAGATTCCCCGAACATGTTGTCACTTTCAAACTTAACGCCTATTTGACTTCTGAATTCAGCGTCATCTTTTAAATGTGGAAAATCTAAACACATTTGTAACCATAGGGGTTTTACAAGAATTTCTTGGTATATTGATCTTAATCTTGTAATGAATTTAGAGAATCTTACCTCATCTCTTTCCGCTCCGTCTGCAGCGGTTTTAAAAACGTTATTAGATCCCACACCAAAACGTGATGAGAATCTGTTATATGGAATTTTTGAATCCTGTCTTAGTTTATTGTAGAAATAAACAACTGAATCCATTATATTTAAGTTAGGTCCTTGTGAATTTAGTGTTTCAACTTTTACTGATTCACCTCCCTGCTGAGGAAAGAGATAATTTTTATAGAACTGTAAATCTGGTCTACCATTAATTGCTAATTCTCCAGATGTTGTATCTAATTTAATATCCTCCTTATATACAGACATAAGTTCTCCCAAAGTTTCCTTAGCTTTCTGTGGTGCTTTACTTCCGATTGGAACGGTCATCTTAATTCTGTATTGTGCATTCATTACGTTCCATATAATTCTAGAATGCTCCATAATTTTAAGAAGGTTGAAAGATCTTATAAGTCTTTCAGTGTAAGATACTCTAGAAACGCTGTTTGCTTTTGCATATGAAATATAAATAACCTGTGCATCAAGCAATCTTCTTTGTCTGGTAGTCTCTCCGTAATATTGCCACCATATTGTCTCTCTTGTTCCGTCTGCTTTCTTTTCAACTGCAGGAGTAAGACTCGCAGCATCTAATTCTTTAAATCCTACTATTTCCTTACCGTCATTAGAATAGATTATCTCAAATGCTAAGAATCCCTCTACTATTAATTGTCTAAAATATTGCCATCCTGTTATACCATTGCAGAAATTATGTAGCACGTAAAGTTTTCTGAAATTACTTCTTAAAGCTTTTAATACATCGTCCTTTAAATCCATATTAACAGTCGCAGGATGACAGAAGAAGTTCTTCTCATCATAAACTATACCTTCATCACAAATAGTGTCTAAGATGTATTCTATTTCTGCATTTAATGCAAATGTTCTAAGAAAATCTCTTTTGTATGGGTAATCTTTATCGAAATATGCAATATATTTTCCATTTGAAGTATCCTGTGAAGCTATACTATAAATAAAATCTTCATCGTCTCCGCTGAAACCGAATCTTTCTCTCATATTAGCTTCAGAAATACCAATTGCCATGGAATCTTCTATTACCATGTCTTTGTATTCCATACCAAAAGAACCTAATCCGCTAATAGATTTTAATATCCTTGAGATATTTGGGTTAAATTTTGTAATATTATCTAGAAATCCTGCCATATTTTTTTATAGTGTAAATTCTCCGCCTTCTTCTTTTTTCTCGCCTTCTTCACCACCTTCTTTTTCTGCTTCTTTCTTCTTCTCTTCGGCTTCTTTTTTAGCTTTTTTGTTATCTGCTATATCTTGATTGCTCATTCCTAAGAATCTATCAACTAAGAAGTCCATGCTGAAGTATTTCTTTCCCTCTGAATTTAAAAGTCCAGATATTTTAAGAAGCTGATCTTTTCTTGCTGACATTACTTCCATCTCTTTAGCTTCTCTAAACATGTTTTCTTTCACATAATCTAGACCAAACTCCGATTTTATAATGTAATCGTTTTTAAGATTAGGAAAATCTAAACAGAATTGAACCCATAATGGTTTCATTAAAATCTCTTGGTATATTGATCTTAATCTATTTATAAATTTACCAAATCTGATTTCTTCTTGATCCAAACCTTCTGCTGTAAAAGTAATAGTACCTTCAGATCCTGCTTCTTCTCTACCGAATCTTGTAGCAGGTATCTTTGAATCCATCCTTAACTTATTAGCAAAATATTTTAATACTGTTGTATCGGAGAAAGCTGTTGCATCACCTGCTCCTGCTAAAGGCTGGATATCAGGTGTACCATTAGGAGATGAAGGCATTAAATAATTCTTAAAGAATTGTATCTTAGGTCTACCGTCAACTGATAATTCTCCACTGTCGGTATTTAATCTAATGTCTTCTTTGTATATAGACATTAGCTCCCCTAGTGTTTGTTTAGCTTTTTGTGGAGATTTTGTACCTATTGGAACTGTCATTGCCATACGATATGATGAATTCATTACGTTCCATATGATTCTTGTGTGCTCCATAATCCTAAGAAGATTAAATGATCTTATTAATCTCTCAGTGTAACTTACTCTTCCTGCTGTACCTCCACCTTTAGCATAACTTATATAGATTATCTGTGAATCATATAGTTTTCTTGTTAATGCTGGATTATCTGGATATTGAATCCATATATCAGTAAAAGATCCGTCTGGTTGTGGTTCTACTGTCGGTATCAATGAAGCTGGATCAAGTTCTTTAAATCCTACTATGTTCTTACCTTTCTTGTCAAATATTATCTCGAATGCTAAGATACCGTCGGATAAAAATTTTCTGAATAAATGCCAAGCTAAAATATCTTGATTAAACCCAAATAGATTGTATATCTCTTTATATCTTTTTTGTACCTTGTCGTATGTTTCTTCGTCAACATCATCATGCTGCATAAAAGAAAAATAAGCCCAGAAGTTTTTCTCGTCGTAAACGATAGCTTCGTCACAAATAGTATCTAATATAAATTCTATTTCTGGATTTTGTGCAAATCCTTGTAGGTAATGTCTTTTATTCTTATAGTCCTTATCAAAATAAGCTATGTATTGCTTAGTAGTTGTATCTGCTCTTCTTAAACCAAAAAGAAAGGATTCATCCTTAATTCCACCTGTTTTAAGAAACTGAGCCTCACTTACACCGACTGCTTGTGAATTTTTAACCACTAGATCGCCGTAAGCCATACCAAAGCTTCCTACCTTTTTAATATTTTCTATAATAGAACTAAAAAACGGTTTTTTATCGTCTGTAAATCCAGCCATTAGATCTGTAAGTTTTTCTTATATATCTCATTTAACGGGGTCCCTTCAATTGAGCGTGTATCGAGATATACTATTCTAGTCCAATCTTCGTAGGGAATTTCTATAACATCACGAACTTTTTTTAAATCCCATGCTCTATAAGCATGTTTATAATTAATACCTTTCATTATCATGTCTAAAGTTTCGTAATCCGTTTTTAATTGTTCTTGTCCTCTAATCTCTCCTCTTTCTATTTTTTCTTGATTTTTTTCTATAATGTTTTGAAAAACACTTTGTATTCTGGTAAGGAGAGGTATTCGATATTGAGGGGAAAGTAATATTAGATCTATACCATAAAAAACCGCTTTATTTTCATAGCTTTTAAATCCTGTAAAAAATATAACAGGTCTTTTATTGATAAATTTTTTATCTTTGCTTAGTGTGTCGTTATATTCAAAAGAATAGATCTTTCCCTGTAAAAAATTTGATGGATTAAATTGGTCTTTCTGGTTAACGTATTTTTTGAACCAATTCATGAAGGAATCCTCTGCCAATGATGAAAGACCTGAAACTGATAATTTATATTCTTCGAATCTATTTTTAAATGGCTTCATCGCATTATAAAGGTTTCGTTTATAGCGCCAAACTTATAACCTCTTGCTTCTGCAAATCTTGTTGCAGCTTCGAATTTGCATCGGTTAGTGATCCATACTTTAAGCTTTTCGTTATAGCTTCTTATTTTCTTCTCAGTTAGATTTCCTAGTGGTTCTTTAGGTTTTTTGTCAAGAGCATATTGATCTTCTGGTTTTATTTCTATTAGCCAGTTTTCTAAAGTATTATTTTTAGAAACCTGTATATAGTAGTCTACAAAGTATTTATGTTCTTTTTTGTCTATTGGACTCCAATAAGGAATTGAAGTTGGCTCAGAACTCCATTTAGTTATATTAGGATTAAGATCGCAATATTGGCAAAATCTTCTTTCCCATGAGCTTCTGTATATTATATTGTGGATATCACCAATATATTTTTCAGGATTAACCGGCTGGTATTTACCAGACTTCCATTTACCGTTAGGCTTTAATTTTTTGATATCCATCCACAATTATATTTTTTATACGTTATAATTGGAATTTTCTTCTCTAACTATTCTAGAAAAAGGTATAGTTTTAGGAGCTTTAGGCGGATGAATTTTTTTCCATCCTTTCTTCATTCCGTTGTGTGCAATTTGAGAGATGAATGCAAAAGGATTATCCGATTTTGCTGGATCGTATCTGTTCCAGTATTTTATTAAATCTTCCAATCCTGATGAAATACAATCTTCACGATCTTCGTTATCTCTATAGGAATGTGTCTTAGACATAC